ATTCTGTAAAAAGAGTACCATCTATAGTTAGGCAAACTGTTTCACCATCTGTACCAAAACCAAAAGATGTAGATTACAAAAGGGGATATGTAAAAAGATATTTTGTACAAAGAGCAAATGATAACAGAGCTCCTATTAGTGAAGTTTCATCAACAAAATTTTCACAAATAGCAACTAATGCATTTTACAAACAAGTAAAATTAAGATGGAGAATCAACGGACCTTTGGAGGATTATGAAGATGCGGAAGGAAATGTGAAAAAGGGAGTATATACATCGAATAAAAGAAGTATAGAAGAACAATTAAGAAAAATGCCATCTTTAAAGAATAGATTGGTAAATCTTGGAGAATATCATATCTCAAGAAAATAGTTTTTCTAATTTTCTTAATATATATAGATATACAAACTAAAGAAGTTATATGAGTTACTTATCAATAGAAGAAAAACAACAATTACAATTTGATTGGAGATACAAAGGTGTATCTATTTTAAATCTCTTAACAGAATCAGAAGCTGATGCTATAGGAGATGAATTAGAAAGAATCAGAATTAATAGACAAGAAAACGATACAGAAGGTGAATGGGGAGATTATGACCCTTATATGTACCCACATAAAGAATCTAAAGTACTTGATGGATTAATGAAACATCCTAAAGTAATAGAAGCTTGTGAATTTTTAATGGATTCTAAAATATTAGGTGTACAAACTTGGGCATATTATAAACCACCAGGACAATTGGGTAGAGATATGCATCAAAATATATTTTATACACAATGTAATACCAATGAAATAATAAATGTTTCAGTTGCTATAGATAATCACGACCCAAATAATGGTTCTGTTTGGTATTTAGAGGGGTCTCATCACTTAGGTAGGTTACCAATTGAGGTAGATGAAGAAAGAGTAGGTTCAAATCCAAAGAATTGGAGAAGTGAAAGAGGTAAACCTTGTGTATTACCAAAAGACCACAATTTTCCACATATAGATGGTTATCTAAGAAAAGGACAGATTGCTTTACTACATTCAAACGTAATACATGGTTCAGAACCAAATACATCAAAAAGATTTAGAAGAGCATTCTTAACTGGGTATATAAAAGAAGGTGCTAAATTCGCTGCTGGTAATCAAATGAAAAGAAAACCTATATATGTAGGTTCTGCTGAGTTACCACAAAACGGGTAGTTGACCGAGTGGTGAGGTGGTGGATTGCAAATCCATATACGGGAGTTCGAATCTCTCACTACCCTCGAAAATAATTCACTTTTCCTTGGATATTTAAAAAAGATTTCGTATATTTACGGAGTAAATGGCTTCGTAGCTCAGTTGGATAGAGCATCTGCCTTCTAAGCAGACGGTCAAAGGTTCGAATCCTTTCGAAGTCACCAAAAATAATTCACTTTTTCCTTGGATTTCTCATTTATTTTTCGTATATTTACTATGTAAATAAGTTAAAACACTAAAAGTTAAAATTATGAGTAAAAAATTTAAATTTTCAATCAACGGAACTGAGTTCCAACTTCCTGTTACACAAATCAGAGATGATAATTATGATGGTGGAAAATACATCTATATGAACGCTAAGAGTTGTGCTTCGATAATCAAACAATTTGTTAAGAAAAATTACCCTTCCTTAAAGGTGTGGGCTACTTCTGATGTTTATAGTGGTGGTTCTTCTGTAAGAGTTAATGTATGTAACACCGATGGTTCGGAAGTAGATTATGATGTATTCAAAAAGATATCAGAATGGAAATACATTCTGCAAGGTGGTACTTTCAATGGTATGATTGATATGTATGAAATGAGAGAAGATTCCGTTTCTTCAGAAAATGGAACTCCTTTAAAATATTTCCCATCATATGTATTTATTGAAAACAAACCAACTTGGGGCTCTGTTGAGTATTGGGTTAACTCATACAATGAGTATAAAGAAAATCTATCTAATCCTGATTGGAAAACTATGGTAGATATGGTTAATAATAAATTTGGAGGTTCATTCTTAGAATATAACAAAACTTATATGAGTAAGAAAGAATATGAAAGATGTTCATTAGTATTAAGCTAAATTGATAATAGTAGAATCTCAATATGAGAAAGAACAATTCTTAGAATATTGGAATAATGAAGAATCAGTAATTATTCCAATTTTCTTCGATTTGGAACGGCATCCTATGAATAATGGGTTGTCATTTCTCTATGTCCAATTCCGAAACTTAGATTTTATACTACCATTTAATCATAATGATTGTGAAAAGTTAGAAATAGACTTAACAACCTCTAACAAAAAGAAATGGTGTTGGGATAAAAAATCATTGTTACAAACTGATTTAGGAATAACGGATTTGAAAGATGTTCAAACGGTATTATTCTTTATGCATAATAAAATATATCCATTTAGAGAGAAAATAGAGGTTTTAACGAACTTTTACCATAGATTGGGTATGAGAGATGATTTAGGTAAAAGTATCTCTATAATGAAGTGGGGTGAAGTACTAAGAGGTATAACCGATGAGATAAGCAAAAATTTACCACTAAATGAGAATATTGGTAAAAATTGGGTAGATGATACTATGATTCCTATCCTTTCAGATGTAGAACGATTGGGGGTTCGGGTCGATAGGGAAAAATTTTTTGATAGATGGCCAAGCAATCATAAATCCATAAGCGATGGGGGGAGTAGGGTATATACGGAGTACAATCCATACACAATAACCTCAAGACCTTCAAATAGGCATTTAGGAATCAATTACGGAGCACTTAATAAGAAAGATGGTAGTAGGGAGTGTTTTATACCAAAAGATGGTAAAACATTATTACAATTTGATTACGATGCGTATCACGTTAGAATAATAGCAAAGTTGATTGGATACGATTTACCAAAAACTTCGGTTCACCAATGGTTGGCAGACCAATATGGTTGTGATTATGATGAATCCAAAGGAAGAACGTTTAGAATCCTTTATGGTGGTGTATCCGATGAAGATAGAAAGATTCCGTTCTTCGACAAAGTAGATAAGTTTATTCACAAAATGCAAATCGAATCGGTTGATAGAGGATATCTACAAACACCAAAAGGTAGAAAGATTCCGTTGGGGTGGATTGAACAACCAAACGCTCAAAAATTCTTTAACTACATTCTACAAGCGACAGAAACGGAATTCAACATCGAAGTATTGAATAAATTAAAAAAAGAAGGTTTACCCCTTCCTATTCTTTACACATACGATTCATTCTTATATGAGTTTGGTATAGAAGATAAAGAAACTATACTAAAAGTAAAAGAAACATTAGAGTCATTCGGATTCCCAGTTAAGCAGGATTGGGGTTCGGATTATTCAAAACTCTAATATTTATATATTGAACTAAACTATACTAAATGAAAAGGAAGTTAAGCTTATCCCTACTATTATGCGTAGGAGTTGTTTTGAGTTTGTTCGCTCAGACCAGAACAAATGTAATTATTAAAAATGAAGTTTTTAAAGTATCTTACAATGAAACGTTGGAACAACCAAATTGGGTTGAATATGATGTTCGTAAGATAACTAAAGTAGCTGATAGAGATGGAATGGACTTTTACACAGTAAAAGGAGTGTACACATCTAACTCAGCTGATTATAAGAATAATGTTTGGGATAAAGGGCATATGGCTCCGGCCGCTGCCTTTACCGATTCATATAAAAATTTAAAAACAACATTTTCGTATTTAAATTGCTCTCTACAATTTGATAAATTAAATAGAGGAGCATGGAGAGAGTTAGAAGCACAAGAAAGAGTGTGGGCAAACAAATTCGGTACTCTAAAAGTTAGAGTAGTTTTAGAATTTAAAGAAGGGCATATGGTTCTACCTACAGGTGGACATGTTCCAAGTGGATATTTTAAATATATAAATTTTCCAAATGGAGATTCTAAATGTTATTATTTTCCAAACTCTACACCAACTAAACATTGGAGTGAATACGAATATAGTTGTAAACGAAGAAAAAGTGTAATATAGGATATTTATAGATGGTGGATAAGAATCAGATTATAGAACAAATAATAGAAGAATTGAACTTCCGTTCAAGAGAAGGGTATCCCTTACTTAAAAAATCTTCACATATAGAATTACTTAGTGAGATTCTGACCGAATTAGGATTATCATCAATCAAACACGAACTTATTGAAAATCTTTTAATAGAAGATGAAGAAGAACCCTTAGATGATAGAGAAAAAGAACGAGCTAAGAAAATGGGGCTTGTTTGGAAAGGTAAAGGATATGGGAAAGAAGAAGATGATTTTATATCTTATAAAAATGATGGTGGTAAGTTAGTAAAAGTAGATAAAGATGGTGAATCAGAACCTGAAGAAACAAAAACAGCATTTTCGGGTGAAGCTGGTGATGAATTTAAATCACAATTACCAAAAGAAGACCCAGCATATAAACCATCTGATGTAGATAAAGCTAAAAAGAAAAAAATAATCCCTAAAAAAGTTGATAATACAGAAATAGGTAAAGTTGTATCTGAAACTGGAGATAGTGAAGTTAAAAATACAATGTTTGATGAAGGTTATAAGGGATATGAAAAGAAAACAGGTTCAAAACCAGCTCCAGGTGGACCGGGTTCGGCATTTAATGAAATAGTTTCTGGTGAATTGGTTCTTATATTAGAAAAATATCCTAATACTACTGAAGAAGAGTTAGCAAATTATTCTCACAAAAGATTTGGAGGTACAACATTAGGTAAGGAACAAAAAGAAACTGCTGGTATTCCAAAAAATCCTGAGTTAGAAAAAAGAAGAAAAGAGGCAATTGGAAATGGTAAAGCAAGCAAACCACAATTTCCAGAACAATATAATGAAGTTATGCAGGAAAGAGCATCATACTCTAAATCAAGAGTTTCAGCTCGTTCTGCTATAAAAAAACATAGAATAACTCAACAAAGAATTAAAAATCTTCAATCAAGTGTTGGGTTTGGTAAAGAAACAAAAACATTTCCATTCTACGGAGCTGATGCTAGTATATCTGCTCAAGTTGATATGGTAAATAACGCAAAAGGAAAAGTTTACTTACCAAATGGAACTGAGGTTGAGAAAGATGATTTAAATGAATTTATAAAAGCAGGTGGTGGTGGAATGAATCCATCTGATACTGCAACTTTCGTAACTGATGAAAATGGAAATTTATTAGTACAATTCCATAGTGATAAAACTACAACTCAAGATATTCAAGATAATTCTACATTAGCGAATGAAGAGAATAACTATAATTCTTACATTGAAAAATCTTTACTAAATGAAGATGATAAAGCTAAAGCTAAAGATATCAATAAAGAATATTCTACTAAAATGACCGAAATTGAAGAAAAGTATAATAACCAATCAGTTACTATAGCAAGTAACTTATTAGAATTAGATACAGATAAGATAGCAAAAATCATAAGTAACGATAAGGGAACTTTGGTGAAAAATATGGATTATGCTTTATATGGTGAAACTGCTTGGAAAAAGGGTGACTTTACTCAAATAAATAAAAAATGGGATAATTATTTACCAAAAGGTGTAAAGCCCGAAGATTTAACAAATATTCAAAAAGCAGAAATGATATATAAATTTGCTAATGATGGTAATAAGTTAAATGCCCCAATAGTTAAATCAATTAACAAAGTTGCACTACAATATCAAGAAGAAAATCCTACTACAGTTGGATTAGATGTAAAGAAACTATTATCTGAACAACGAAGAGAAGTTGTAGAAATGCAAAGAGAAAAAATTCAGGTAATGAATGACTATCAAGCTGATGTAGATGGGGTTAAGGTTGGATTGGGTACATTAATGGAAGCAGAAGAAAATATTAGAGGATTTCATTTAACTATGATGGATTACCCACCTAAAGCATATACAAAAGGAAATCCAAATTCAATAGCTGGTGCTTCTCTTGATGTAAATATGGGTGGAACTATTGTTAATGGTGAAGTTTTAAGAGGATGTTTGGGTGTAGAAAGTACAACTGAATTTAAGCAAAAGTTTGAATTAGTAGAAGAAGAAGCTCTAACATATGATAGTAATGAAAAGGATAAAGATGGAAACCCTACTGGTAATGTAACAGGTAAAAAGGTATTTACATATGTTGTTGATGGTAGTGGGGGTAAAAAAGAGTTAGGATATAAAACTTATAGAAGTAAAGAAGGTGCTGTAGGAAAGACAAGTAACACAATGACTTATTCAACTGAAATGCAGAGTTGTTTCAAATCTAAATCATAAATCTCCAAGTATTTAATACTTATAGTAGTATAAAACATTGAAAGAGACTGAATGAAAACTCAACTATTGTGTACTTTTACAACTAAGGAGAAATTACAAGACCAGCTTCAACAGATTAGAGAAACATATCATATAGTTTACAACTACATATATGTTCTACAGAATAAATCTGATTTGGATGAATTGTTTGTAACCTATAATATAGATACGGCATATAAGCCAGAGAAACCATTGACCGATACAATATTGGTACATAGAAAAAAACAATCTAATACATTGTACACAATTAACGCATTAAACGAACTAATCAAAGAAGAGAATGGTGGAACTTTAGATAAAAGTTTTACTGTTGATTGGGATAAGTTTAAAAACTCCATCATAGTAACTAATGTTGATGGAACAAAGAAGATAAACACAAGAGTTTTTGATATTATAAAATTTTCTTAAAATAATTCAAATTTTCCTTGGATATATGAAATCTTTTTCGTATATTTGTGTTAACAAATTAAATAAGTTATATGAAACAACAATCAGCGCAGCAATTCTGCGAAGAAAAATATCCCCAAACCACAAAAGAATTTAAAAAGATATTAGATGAGATGTATGTTACCTTTTGTAAAAAACAAAGGAATTACGGACCAGGTAATATATCAGTAGGTTCAAACTTAGAAACCGAAGATGATAAAAAAATAGCACTAACTGGGTTGTGGTTTAGAAAAAATGATAAAATCCAAAGATTATTACAATTAGTAGTAAAAGGACAACCCGATGAAGTTGGAGAGAATATTCAAGATACATATGAAGATTTAAGTGTGTATGGAATCATATCACAAATAGTTCAGAGAGGAAAGTGGGCAAAGTAATTAGTTTAAATATAAGTGAGGATAAGATAACTACCTCTGATTTTGATAATACTAAATTCAGAAAACATAGGTTAGTTATGCATGTGGCTGAAACTGATGTGATGAAAGAGTTCGCAAAAGTTGTTACCCAAAATGGTGGAGATATCTTAGAGATAGGATTTGGAATGGGTATTTCAGCTACAGAAATTCAAACTTATAATATTAAATCCCATACAATTATAGAAAAACATCCCGAAATATACGAAAAAGCTTGTGAATGGGCTAAAGATAAACCAAATGTTACAATACTACATGGTGATTGGTATCATATCTTACCTGTAATTGGTAAAACATTTGATGGTATATTTCACGATACTCATAGGGATGTTAACAAAGAAATATTTCCAAAACAAAGTATTAAATTAGCAAACGAAAATTGTATTATGACTATGTTTAATTATGGTACTAAAATAAAATTCCCAAATACAGATGTGGTTAAAGTAAAACTTAAAGGTGAAGCAAAAGATTACTTTGATAGAGAATACTTTAACATAATTTACAGTCATATGGTGAATGGAAAATGGACCGGAAAAAATAGCAAAAAAAATGTAATTTAACCCTAAAAAGTATGCCGTTTTTGGTGGAACGTTATACTTATATATGTAAACACCGCGTGTAGGATAGACACGTAAATAAAACCATTAAATTAATAAATTTTTAAACTTAAAAGGAGTAATTATGGCAATTAACATTGACGCAATCAGAGGTAGACTGAACAAACTACAAAACACACAAAAGAAGAGTGATTCATTATGGAAACCTACACCAGGTAAAACGCAAGTAAGAATCGTTCCTTACAAATTCGATAAGGATAATCCATTCATCGAATTGTATTTTCACTACAACATTAATAACAAAACTTATTTATCACCACAATCATTTGGTAGACCAGACCCTATTGTAGAGTTTGCGGATAAACTAAAAAGAATGGGTGATAAGGAAGATTGGAAAGCTGCTAAACAAATGGAGCCGAAGTTAAGAACTTTCGTACCTGTTTTGGTTAGAGGGCAAGAAGGTGAAGGAGTGAAATTTTGGGGATTTGGTAAAACTGTATATCAGGAAATTTTAGGATATATAGCAGACCCAGATTATGGTGATATCACCGACCCAACCAGTGGTAGAGATATTACAATTGAATATCAATCCGCTGAAGAAGCAGGTACTTCGTATCCTGTAACAACTATCAGAGTTAAACCAAAGCAAACACCTTTGACTGAAAATGCTGATAACGTTCAAAAGTTCTTGGAATCACAAACTGAAATTACAGATTTATATTCTGAATTATCTTATGATGAATTAAAATCAGTATTAGAAGGTTGGTTAAATCCAGGCGCAGCAAATGAAAATGCTAGTGAACCTTCAGTATCAGCAGAAACTCTTTCAACTAAGAAAGAAGCTGCACCAGTAAAAGATGATTTACCATTCGATGTAGATGAGAAAAAACCTGCACCATCAAAGAAAACTGATGATGTAGCAGCTGCATTCGATGATTTGTTTAACGGATAAACCCCAATAAATGGCGAAAAAAGAATTAGATTTAGCGGACATCCTAGCGGGTGAGCTTAACAAACAAGCGAAAAATAACAAAGTGGCATTCTTCTTAGATGAGGACGAAGCACCTACAAATGTGCAAGGTTGGGTATCTACAGGATGTGCTATGTTAGATGTAGCAATTTCCAATCGCCCTTATGGTGGTTTTCCTGTTGGTAGAATCGCAGAAATTACTGGTTTAGAACAATCGGGTAAATCATTAGTATCGGCTCACCTACTTGCTGAAACACAAAAGCAAGGTGGTGTAGCTGTTCTTATTGATACAGAAACGGCAGTGAGTAGAGAATTTTTAGAAGCAATCGGTGTTGATGTTTCCAAACTTCTTTATGTATCAGCTGATTCGGTTGAACAAATCTTTGATTTCACAGAAACTATCATAGAGAAAGTTAGAGAAACTTCCAAAGATAAATTAGTTACTATCGTAGTAGATTCGGTAGCAGCAGCATCAACAACTAATGAGTTGGCAGCTGATTACAAAAAAGATGGATATGCTACAGATAAGGCAATTATTATATCTAAGGCAATGAGAAAGATTACCAATATGATTGGTAGACAGAAAATCTCATTGGTATTCACTAATCAACTTAGACAAAAGATGAACGCTATGTTCGGAGACCCTTGGACTACTTCAGGTGGAAAAGCTATTGCTTTCCATGCTTCAGTAAGATTAAGGTTAAAGAATATGGGGCAAATCAAAATGAAGGTAAATGGTAAGGATAAGACGGTTGGAATGAAAGTTCGTTGTCAAGTAGTAAAAAACAGAATGGGACCACCTCTAAGGGCGGCTGATTTTGAAATCTACTTTGATAGAGGAATAGATAACTACGGTTCGTGGTTAGGAGTAATGAAAGAAAATAAACTATTAAAACAGGCTGGAGCTTGGTACACTTACATTGATACTGAAACTGGGGAGGAATTAAAATTCCAATCAAAAGATTTCATAGAATTAATGGATAATAGAGAAGATGTTAGAGAACAAATCTATAAAAAGATATGTGAATCAACAATTCTACAATATAAATCAGATACCCTTGATGTTGAAGCAATGGAAAGGAATTCTGAAGGTGCCGAAGAAGAAGCATAAAATTAAGTTATGGAAAAAACACTATTTGAAATGTTAATGAAGGGAGCTGAAGCTGATAAAGCTAAAGCGCTCCTTTCATTGGAATTATTAGGAAATAAAGCAGTTGGTATTGGAGACCATTCTACAGAAGATTTCTACAAAAATGCAGATGAAGCTCTCATTATGCTGGTAGATGCGGATGATAGAATCGCAACTTTAAACAAATACTTTAATTCCTCAACTGGTGATGTTATAAACGGATAAATGAAACAATTATACAAAAACATATGGAACTCGGTTGAAAAAGAACACAACCAAAATATCGATAAAAAACTCAATGATAGAGTATTAATTATAGATGGTTTAAATACATTTATCAGATGCTGGTCATCCATTCCTACAATGAATGATGATGGTGAGCATGTTGGTGGAGTTACTGGTGTTCTAAAATCAATAGGTTACGCAATTAGAAATGTACAACCGACTCGTGTTGTTGTTGTATTTGATGGACAAGGTGGTTCACTTTCCCGAAAAAAGAAATTTAGTGGATATAAAGCTCAAAGAGATAAGAATAAACTTAGAGTAAATCGCCAATATAAAGATTTGATGAACGACGAAGATGAGCGTGAATCAATGAAAAGGCAATTTGTTTGGTTAAATGAAATGTTAGATGCATTACCTTTAACTACAATGATTTACGATGGAGTTGAAGCTGATGATATTATGGCTTATATATCTACAAAACTTTTAAAGGAAGGTGAACAATCCGTTATAATGTCAACTGATAAAGATTTCTTACAATTAGTAGATGATGATACAATCGTATGGTCACCAACTAAGAAGAAGATTTATAATACGAAAATGGTAAAAGAAGAATTTGGTATCGAATCAAAGAACCTTTTACTTTACAGAGTTTTGGATGGTGATAAATCAGATAATATACCAGGTGTTTACGGATGTGGTATTAAAACAGTAGTTAAACGATTTCCTGAAATTACGGAAGATGTTAAATTAACTGTAGATGATTTATTAAAATTATCAGAACAAAAAAATGAAGAGAAAAAGGGTAAGATAAAAATCTATAAAGATATAGTTGAAGCTAAAGACCAAATACTATTAAACAGAGAACTAATGCAATTAGATGATGTTGATATAAGTGGTAATATTAAAATGAACGTATTGGATAGATTTAACGAACCTATTTCTCCGATTTCAAAATTAGGATTTATGAAAATCTTAAATAAATACAAAGTAATAGGCAACTTTGGAAATATAAACGATTGGTTGCGTGATACTTTTTCAAATATAATTACGAAATAATTTGGATAATTCAAATATTTTTCGTATATTTGTTACAAATATTAAATTAATAAAAGATAAAAAATGGAAAAATTAAAACTGGATGGTTTTATTAATCGATATAATCTCGGTGGTGAGGTAGAATCGGTAATGTTAAACTCAACTGATGCGAATGTATCGGTAAAAATGATATCAGATGACAAAACTTTATTAGGTGATGTTACTGTTACAGAAAAAGAATTCCCAACTGGAGATTTTGGTATTTATACTACATCTCAATTAAAGGGGTTGTTAAGTGTATTAGATTCTTCAATCAAAGTAGAAGAAACTACAGGCGCTCTTAAATTTAGTGATAAGGGAACTAAGGTTCAGTATATGTTAGCTGCACCATCAGTAATCCCAGCGGTACCTGATTTAAAAGCATTACCACCATTTGATTCCGATTTAACATTGGATGATGAATTTGTTACTAAGTTTATCAAATCAAAAGGTGCATTAGCTGATGCTGATACATTTACATTCACTTGTAAAGATAACAAAGGAGAAATCATCTTAGGATACTCTTCAATCAATTCTAATAGAATTAGTATTAACGTTAATTGTACTTGTGAAGGTGATATCGAACCGATTGCATTTTCAGCAAAATATCTTAAAGCTATTTTAATCGCTAATAAGGGTTCTAATAAATCATCATTAAAGATTTCTTCAAAGGGATTAGCACATCTTTCTTTTGAAGATGGAGATTATGTTTCTAATTATTATTTAGTAGAGATTAAATAATGAGTTTTTGGGATACCGAACCAGCTAAACCTGAATTTATATTTGAGGATGAGAAACAAAAGCTCATTGATAATATGGATTATCTTATGGAAATGAGTGTTGAAGAACAGACATTATATAAGAAATGGGTTGAGCTGCAGGAGGATTCTATGTTAAGAGATAAATCTACCATAGCATCTTATTATGATTGGCAGTGGAAACCAACTGATATCAATAACAAAGAACTAACTATTAAAGAAATTGAAGAGTTAGAACCTTGTATTGAGATTGTAGATGATAAAGAGAGTGCCACAAAGTGGACTCACCTTCGTAGAATGATTCATACAATGAGTTGGACAGCTAATCCTGGTAGGAATGTTAAAATCTTTATTAAAGATAAAAAAAGTGGTAAAGGTTTAGGTTTAGTATCACTTGCATCTGATGTTACATCAATGGGTGTAAGAGATAAATACATAGGTTGGAATAAAGAGAATAAGTTTAAAGAAGGTAAACTTAATTATACAACTATGGCATCTACTATAGTATGTACTCAGCCATTGGGATATAATTTCTTAGGAGGTAAACTTACAGCTATGATGTGTACATTACCAGAAGTTAGAGAATTTTGGAAAAAGAAATATGGACAAACTTTAATCGCTGTTGGTACAACTTCTCTTTACGGAATACATTCCCAATATAATGGAATCCCACATTACAAAACATTAGGTGAATCGGCTGGTAAGATTTCCTTAAAACCAGATGATGAGTTTTATGACCCTTGGCATCAATGGATAAAAGAGAATAGAGCAGAGTGGTATCAGAAAGCTATTACTAATGAAAGAATTCGTAATGGTAAAAATATGGGAGCTGGTAAAGGTGCTAGTGGACCTGTAAGTGGTATCAAACAAAAGATACTAACTCAGATTTTTAAAGAGTGTGGTATCAAAGCTACAAGTTATCATCATGGTTTTAAGAGAGGAGTATATCTTGCTATGATGTATGAAAACGGACCTGAGTTCCTTCGTTCTGAAATCGAAGAGAAAGATTTGAAGATGAAAAAGAAGTTTACTGAAGGTATTGATTACATCAATAATTGGTGGAAAAGACAAGCAATTAAGAGATATTCTAAATTGCATGATAATAACAAACTTAAACCAGAACATCTGTTTTACATAGATGCAATTGGTATGAGTTGGGATAAAATGAAAGAAAATTATTTAAAAGAAGTAGGTAGGTAATGAACGAAAAAGAATTTGTACAATGGTTACGAGGGTTCTTAGAAGGAATCCATCATTATAACATAACGCCAGCTCAATTGGATTTATTGAAAGATAAACTATCAGAAGTAAAAGTTAAGAAATCACTTTACGAATATAGTATATCTTCCATATCTGATTACTGGACTAGAAATACAACAATAGATTAATATGGCATTTTTTGAAGAAACTGAAGAATCAGTAGATAATTCATTATGGGTTGAAAAATATAGACCTGTAAAGCTTGATGATTATGTGGGTAATGCACACCTAAAAGAAAAGATTGCACAATATATAGAAACTGGTGATGTACCTCATTTACTATTATTTGGTAGAGCTGGTACGGGTAAAACTACATTAGCTAAATTGGTTGTAAAATCAATAGAATGTGATTATATGATTATAAACGCATCTGATGAAAACAATGTAGATACAGTTCGTAATAAAGTAAAAAACTTTGCATCATCGCAAGGTTTTAAAAAGTATAAGATAGTAATACTTGATGAGTTTGATTATATGACACCAAACGCACAAGCAATACTTAGGAATTTAATGGAAACATTTTCTAAACATTGTAGGTTTATATTAACTTGTAATTATGTTGAAAAGATTATTGAACCTATTCAAAGTAGATGTCAAACATTCCAAATTATTCCTCCAACTAAAAAGGATGTAGCTGTACAAATGGATAAAATCTTAAAAACCGAAGATGTAAATTATAAGGTTGAAGATTTAGTACCTATTATAGATTCAGCATATCCTGATATTAGAAAGGTAATAAATACCTGTCAACTTAATTCATTTAAAGGTGAATTAAAAGTATCTAAAAATGATTTAATGGATTCTGATTTTAAAACTAAAGTTGTAGAAATCCTAAAATCTTCAGATGATACCAGAAACAAATATACCAAAATAAGAAAAACTATAGCAGATTCAAAAGTACAGGACTTTACAGAAATGTATTCACTTCTTTATGATAAAGTAGATGAATTTGCAAATGGGAGTGTAAGTGGAGTTATTTTAGTATTAGCAGAAGGTCAACATAGAGATGCGTTGGCTGTTGATAAAGAAATTCCATTTATGGCAACAATATTAAATATATTATCAAACATTAAATAAATTATGGCAAAACAATTGAAATTTGATGTATCCGCAAGAGAATCCCTAAAAAGTGGATTAGATACATTAGCAAACGCAGTTAAGGTTACATTAAGACCAAAGGGTAGAAACGTTCTACTACAAAAACAACATGGTTCACCACATATTACCAAAGATGGTGTATCAGTTGCTAGAGAAATCGAATTAGAAGATGTATTCGAAAATATGGGAGCTCAGTTAGTTAAAGAAGTTGCATCCAAAACTGCTGATGAAGCAGGTGATGGTACAACTACAGCTACAGTTCTTGCGCAAGAAATCGCTAGATTGGGATTTGAAGCAGTAGAAAATGGTTCAAACCCAATGGAACTTAAAAAAGGTATCGAAGATGCGGTTAAAATAGTAGTTAAAGAATTGGGTAATCAATCGATTATAATTGGTTCTGATAAAGATAAGATTAAACAGATTGCTACAATATCTGCAAACAATGATAATGTTATTGGTGAATTAATCGCTGGTGCATTTGAAAAGGTTGGTAAAGATGGTGTTATTACTGTTGAAGAGGGTAATGGTATTGAAACTTATATGGAGTTAGTAGAGGGAATGCAATTTGATAAAGGATATGTATCACCTCATTTTGTAACCAATCCTGAAAAAATGATGGCTACTTATGATAATCCATATATCTTATTGTATGATGGTACTTTATCATCTATGAATGATATTCTTCCTATATTGGAAGGAGTATCGCAAGAAAGTAGACCACTTATTATTATTGCTGATGATTTGGCAGGAGAAGTTTTAGGAACTTTGGTTGTTAATAAGATGAGAGGTAATCTTCAAGTATGTGGAGTTAAGGCACCTGGTTTTGGTGATAGGAAAAAAGAAATGATGAATGATATTGCAGTACTAACTGGAGGTCAGTTTGTTTCTTCTGAAGTTGGTGTTACGTTGGATAATATTACATTAGGTGAATTGGGTAGTTGTGAAAAGATTACTATTGGTAAAGATACAACTACAATTGTAAATGGTGGAGGTGATTCTGATGGAATCATAGAAAGGATTACTCATATCAAATCAGCTATTGAAAGTTCAACTTCAGATTACGATAAAGAAAAACTTCAAGAAAGATTAGCTAAACTAAGTGGTGGAGTTGCACGATTAAATATCGGTGCTGGTTCTGAGGTTGAACTCAAAGAAAAGAAAGATAGAGTAGATGATGCACTTCATGCAACTAGAGCAGCAATTGAAGAAGGTATTGTTGAAGGTGGTGGTATTGCATTACTTAAAATCCAAGATAGTTTTGGTACTCCATCAGGTGAAGAATCAGAATCATATCTAAAAGGAGTTGATATTATTAATAGTACATTAGCATCACCGCTTTCTCAGATTCTAAATAACTGTGGAGTTGGTGTAAAAGATGATATCGTAACCTACATTAAAGAAAATGGTGGTGGATACGATGCTAAGAATGAACAATTCGTAGATATGTTTGAATCTGGTATTGTTGACCCTAAGAAAGTAACGAGATGTGCTATTGAAAACGCAGCATCTATTGCAGGAATGATTTTAACTACCGAATGTATGGTAGTTAATAAACCAAAGGAGGAAGTAGTAAATGGCTAATTCAATGTATACATGGGTTCAAGTAGAGAATCTAAATAGTGGTTCTAAAGAAGAACTACTAAAATTATTATCACCCGAAAGTGGTTCTTATCAATTAGATGCAACACAATTTTCAGAAAGATATTTTGAAGGAAGTGAACCATCGGAATCATATGATAAGTATTCTTTTCGAATTGATGAGTATGGAGCTAAGTGGTGGTATATAAATGATTGTTATGATAACGGAGATGATATAGAATTCAATATAGAAAGTGCATGGTCTGTACCACAATCTTTACTTGAAAAACTGAGAAATTGGTTAGTTGCAAAAAATGAAAATGTTATTCTGAGAGGAACATACGAAGATGAATCATTTAATCCAACTGGTGCATTTATATACGCTAAGGATTATGATGATATTGAGGATACAGATATAGATGCAGACTCAATAGATTGGGATAAGATGTATGAAGATGATGAATACAGAGATGTGCTAGACCAGAAACGATTCGATTTAGCAGATAGCTTATTTGAATCATATCAAGAAACACTAAAAGAAAATAAAAATGGCTAAAATTATAGGAATGAATGGTGGAGGAAAAAACACACCACCAAAAGGACCAGGCGGACCACAACAACCAAAGATAGATTTATCTAAAGCAAAGGAAATGAAATGTACCAATTGTGGAGGTACAATATTCATACCTGGTCAGAAATTCTTAACCATATCAAAGATTATAACAGGCACACCGCAAGATGCTATTATTCCTGTTGAAATTTGGTTATGTGGGGATTGTGGAGAAGTAAACGAACAATTATTACCAAAAGAATTTCAAACTAAAAAATAAAATGGCTAAATCATTATTCGACCATATAAAGGCAATAACAAACGAACAGAATCCAAATTATTTTGATACGTTGGAAGATTCTGATTTAAAGAGTTGGTCTAATTATATGATTCATAGATTTCTATCAATGAATTCAGATTGGATTGATTTAATAGCTGAACTACAACCATATACACAAGCGTTAGAACCAAAAGCATTATACTTAGCATACATTGGTATTCTACCAAAGGGTAGACATTATTTAAGATATGTTAAAGGTAAGAAAGACCAGAAATATGAAGATTGGTTATTGGATTTACTAACTGTGGAATATGAGTGTTCCAAAAGACAAGCTACCGAATACTTAGAGATACTTTATGCAACTCGAGAAGGAAGAGAGCAGATAAAATATATTTGTGAGAAATATGGTACAGATAAAAAGCAAATAACAAAATTAAAATTAAAGGTATAAATCCTTGTATATATCAAATATATTTCGTATATTTGGTAAAATAAAAGTTATAAATGGGAGAACAGGACAATTTATCCAAATTTGGTAATTCATTCCAATCTAAGGTAATATCAGCTTTATTAACAGATGAAAAGTTTTTAGATAAACTTCAAGAAGTAATATCACCTAAGTTTTTTGAATCGGATGCAAACAAATGGATAGTTGATGAAATTATTGATTATCACGATGAATATAGGAAAGCACCATCAATGGATGTTTTCAAACATAAGTTAGCTACGTTAGATAATGATATTCTTAAAACTACAGTTGTTGAACAACTTAGACACGTTTATACTCAGATTGGTAATGTAGATTTAGATTATATCAAAAAAGAATTCACATCTTTTTGTAGAAATCAAAATTTAAAAGGAGTAATTTTACAATCAGTTGATTTACTAAAAGCAGGAAACTTTGATAGAATCAAAGATTTAGTAGATAAAGCTATGAAGGTTGGTACTGAAACCGATTTAGGACATGATTATAAGGATGATTTCATATCTCGTATGGAAGATGTTAAACGTTCAACAGTTCCTTCAGATTGGTCACCTATAAATGATTTAATGGATGGGGGATTAGGACCAGGTGAATTAGGAGTTGTAGTAGCACCATCGGGTGTTGGTAAAACTTGGATTCTAACTGCTTTAGGAGCATCTGCGGTAAGACAGGGGTTAAGTGTGGTTCACTACTCAATGGAGCTATCTGAACACTATGTAGGAGCAAGATACGATACAGTATTCTCAAAGATACCATCATCTGATATAAAAGAGAAGAGAGATATAGTAGAAGAAAAAATTAGAGGATTAAAAGGTAACTTAATGATTAAGTACTTTCCACCTAAAGGGGTATCCTCAAAAAAGATTGCGCAACACATTGATAAGATGATAGCTAATGATAACAAACCAGATTTAATTATATGTGATTATGCTGATTTATTATTATCACATTCAAATAAAACAGATTCGACATATGCAGAGCAAGGTGGTGTTTACATTGACTTGAGAGGTTTAAGTGGTGAATATGGTATACCTGTTTGGACAGCATCACAAACAAATCGTTCAGCAATAGATTCTGAAGTGATTGAAGCAGATAAGATTTCTGATTCATACGCTAAGGTAATGAACGCAGATTTCATTATGAGTTGGAGTAGAAAAGCAAAAGATAAATTGAACAATACTGCTAGAGCTCATATTATGAAAAATAGATTCGGACCAGATGGAATTACATTCCCTTGTAAGATGGATACTAATACAGGTTTTATAGAAGTTTATGATGGACAATCATCTGAAGGTATGTTATCAACTAAGGAATCAGCTAGTGGTGAAAATCAAAGAAAACAATTGTTGCACAAAAAATATGTGGAAAATATGGGCTTTTCGAAGTCTACCACAAATCAAGAGAGTATGGGATTTTAAAATACTCTTAAAAAAAGTGTATGTATTCGGATTTTTTTTCTAATATATACTATAGTTATATTCACCGAATACATATTTTCGGTATAATTTAAATTAATAAAAAAAGAAAAATTTTATGGCAAATTCACAAGAACTATTCGAACAAATTAAAGAGTTATATACTCAATTCGAAGCAGAACACAATGGAACAACAAAAGCAGCTAAATCAAGAGCTAGAAAAGCAATTGGTGAAGTTAAGAAACTTGTAACAGATTACAGAAAAGCATCAGTAGAAGAAAATAAATAATTAAAAAAGTTATAGAAAATGAGCAAACTATTTAAAGAACGAATTCCGTTCAAACCATTCGAATATCCAATATATCATACAGAAGGCTGGTTGAAACAAGCACAGGCATTTTGGTTACATACCGAAATCCCCATGTCAGGTGATGTTAAAGACTGGAACGAAAAATTGACAAATGAAGAAAAGCATTTGGTTGGAAATATTCTTTTGGGGTTTGCTCAAACTGAATGTGCGGTATCCGATTATTGGACTAATATGGTTACCGATTGGTTTCCTAAGCATGAGATAAAACAAATGGCGATGATGTTCGGTTCACAAGAAACTATTCACGCTACTGCTTACTCATACTTAAACGAAACATTAGGATTAGATGATTTCTCAGCATTTCTGCATGAACCTGCAGTAGCTGAGAAATTTGAACTCCTTACTTCAACTACAGCTAATTGGACACATGAGGATTTAGCAAAGAATCCAAAAGCAAGACAAGAAGTTGGTAGAAGTTTAGCAATCTTTTCAGCATTCGCTGAGGGGGTATCTTTATATTCTTCATTTGCGGTACTTTACTCATTTCAAATGAGAGACTTACTAAAAGGTATTGGACAACAAATGAAGTGGAGTGTAAGAGATGAATCTTTACATTCTAAAATGGGATGTCAGTTATTCAGACATATGTGTGATGAATATCCTGAACTATTAGAAGAATGTAAAGAATCAATCGAACAAGCTGCAAAACTAATTGTAGAACTCGAAACAAAATTTATTGATAAGATGTTTGAAATGGGTAACTTAGAAAATCTTGATAAAGATGATTTAAAGGAATTCATAAAAGCAAGAACAAATACGAAATTAGCTGAGTTGGGATACAATCCAACAGAAGGTGGAGATTTCTATTTTGATTTCAATAAAAAGAAAGCAGAAAAGTTAGAATGGTTTTACCATCTAACGGGTGGACTAACCCATACAGATTTCTTCGCTATCAGACCTACTGATTACAGTAAGGCAAATGAAGGTGAAGATTGGGGTGATTTATTTTAAACAATTAAATAATATAAAATGGCTAAAAACTACGGCGATGAGCTTGGTTGGGAATTAGGTGTTGATTTCCCAGAATGGGCAAATACTGAAATCTATGTAAAAACCATCTCAAAAGGTTACTTACTTGAAGGTGAAAAACCAAAAGATGCATATTGGAGAGTATCTACTAAGGTAGCTCAAAGATTAAACAAACCACAAATGGCATCAAAATTCTTTGATTACATATGGAAAGGTTGGTTGTGTTTAGCAACACCAGTACTTTCAAATACAGGTACAGATAGAGGATTACCTATCTCTTGTTTTGGAATTGATGTTGGTGATTCAATATATGAAATAGGTAATAAAAACTTAGAACTAATGTTACTTGCTAAACATGGTGGTGGGGTTGGTATTGGTATCAATCAAATTAGACCAGCTGGTTCTAACATTACTGGCAACGGAACATCGGATGGTGTTGTACCATTCGCTAAAATATATGATTCTACAATCCTTGCTACAAATCAAGGTTCAGTAAGAAGAGGTGCTGCTTCAGTTAACCTTAATATTGAACATGATGACTTTTTGGATTGGTTAGAAATCAGAGAACCTAAAGGAGATGTAAATAGACAATCACTTAATCTACACCAATGTGCAGTTGTAGGTGATAAGTTTATGAGAAAACTTCAAGATGGTGAACCTGAGGCAAGAAGAAAGTGGGGAAAATTACTACAAAAAAGAAAAGCAACAGGTGAACCCTACATTATGTATAAAGGTAATGTAAACAAACAAAATCCTGAAATGTATAAAAAGAATGGATTAAAGGTATTTATGACTAATATCTGTTCTGAGATTACTTTACATACAGATGAGAACCATTCATTTGTATGTTGTTTATCTTCTCTTAACTTAGCAAAATATGATGAGTGGAAAGATACAGACTTAGTTTATACAGCAACTTGGTTCTTAGATGGGGTTCTAACTGAATTTATTCAAAGAGCTAAGAATATGAGAGGGTTTGAAAACTCAGTTGCATCTGCTGAAAAAGGTAGAGCATTGGGATTAGGAGCTTTGGGTTGGCATACTTACTTACAGAAAAATGGTATTCCATTTGAAGGTATGGATGCTCAATATGAAACTCGTAAGATTTTTTCCCAGTTAAAGATAGAATCAGAAAGAGCAAGTAGGGATATGTCTGAGGAGTTAGGTGAACCTCTATGGTGTAGAGAAAGTGGATTCAGAAATACACACCTTAGAGCTATAGCACCTACAGTTAGTAACTCTAAATTAGCTGGTAATGTATCAGCTGGTATCGAACCTTGGGCTGCTAATGTATTCACCGAACAAACTTCAAAGGGTACATTTATTAGAAAAAATACTGAATTAGAAAAAGTACTTAGAAAAGCAGGTGTTAATAATAAAGATACTTGGGATAAGATAATGGAAGATGGTGGTTCAGTACAAGGAATAAAAGAATTGGATAAATGGTGTTTTCTCAATAGTAAAATGGTACTTTGTGAAGAAATCACTAATGGGGATAGACATAAAACATATCCCGTTAAGGATGTATTTAAAACATTTAAAGAAATTAATCAAATGGATTTGGTCAAACAAGCTGGTGTTAGACAGCAGTATATTGACCAAGGAGTTTCGTTAAATTTAGCATTCCCTTCGATTGCATCACCGAAGTGGATTAATCAGGTAACAATGGAAGCTTGGAAACAAGGTATTAAAA